TTAAGAAGATCTCTGGTTAACGCCGCCATTAATGATCCAATGATCCACGTCCGAGCGCAGGTATTGTTTGGGATGTGTCCTGACTGGCTTTGGAAAGTTATATTTTTTTACATAGTTCCACAGGGTCTGGCGTGATGATATTTCTAGTTTTAGCATCACCTCAGACTCTTTAATCATTTCAGTATTAGCCATTATTCACCTACCTTACGATAACCAGCACTCAACACTGCTTTTGCTATATGGGCTGCTGATCCATCTGCATTGTGACATTCCACCTCAATCAGCTCGTTCAGTTCGTTAACTAAAATTCCATCAAGGTTCTTTGGCCATTGCTCCCAAGGGATGTCTGCACCTTCAAACCCCGCTAGCGTTTCAATGGTGAGCATCACGGCATCTTCAACACTGCGATCAGGCTTTCGGTATCCAGCAGCATAAATAGCGTCGGTGATGTCCGATGGCCCACCAGAAGCAGCGGCCTTGATTGTCTTCGTGAGTTCAAACATATTGCTATTCATCACCATGCCTCCCGCAGAACTGCTTTATAGGCGCGCATCACAGCAGCGGTTTTGCCTGATATGACCGACTTCATAAAGAAGAATCCTGAGCGATGAGTTTTAACATTAACCGCAAATAATGCGGCATCAACTACACGGTTATGACGGCGGAATTCAAAGACAGTGCTGGTCACGGTTATCGTTGCAATGACCCCGTGGTCTTGATAATTAATCTTCATTTAGCACCTCAGCACACAGTTCGAAGGCGTTATCGTGCAACGGCATGATCACTAGAAACGGGTTGCCATATAGGTGATTGGTCACCGGGTCTAAAATCAGTTGGCATGGTGCCGTCTTGCCATAAGGTTTGAATTTGACGGGGCCAAATCCGCTACGAAACATTAAATAAGGCAACGCTAGCAGCTGGGCTGCAAACATCGGTAACTCGGTGCAAGATTCTGGCTTCTCAGGCAGCAACTTGGCAAAGTCAGGGTAGCGACAGGGCATAATTGTGAGCTCATTGCGGCCTAATGCCTGTTTGTTTTCATCGAAATGGATAGCCACCCAGCCATCATCCAAAAGCTGGAAAAGAGTACCTTCCGCATCATCAGGAATAACACCACTGACCAAAAAGACAGCGTCAATATCAGTATCTGCACCGTGCTCCATCATTACGGCAGCACGGCCATTAGTCGCTTTAATATGGGTTGGGGTGATGTACACCCCTTGCAGGTAAGTGCGTTGTTCGTTCTCGGCAGCCACGCAGCACAGAGCGGCACGAAGAATATCAGTTGGGATTAGCATTATTTGGCCTCCGGTGTGTAAATGGCTTTGTCGTGACTAAACTCGCCGTTCCATGTCTTTTTCATTGGCAGTTCACCTTTCATGTACAACCGGTAAAGTCGGTGACAACCATTCTCCAGTAGCACTGGCGTAAATCGGGTAAACTCGTCCGCCCCATGCGGTGTAATCTGCGTTTCATCTTCAGTCAGATATTTATCGCGGGCGTAAGAGGCAACACGCCACTTCGGGGGCTTTTCAGGATCTCGCTGGGCGTTGTATAACCAGTTGCGTTGAAAAGCCCACCATGACATTTTGCTTACGTTGACGCCGTTTAGAGCCTTGCAGAAAGCAGGGATCGTCATGCCTTTAGTGAAGTGTTTCGCTAAGCTTTCCACGGTGGCGTTTAAAGTTTTATTCTCAAGTGCGGCTGCCTCGGCTCGTTCCTCGGCTTCGATAACCATCAGCGCTAGTTCTTTACGTCCGATCGCGGTAGGTGCAGCAATCGCACTACGCTGGGTAAAGTAGAACTCAACCAAGTCTTCGTGGTATCCCCACGCCTGATCGGTTTCCAGCATCTTGGCGTGGTTGGCCGCGCCGCGCTCTGTCCACAGCATCAGAGAGCGTGTTTTGGTAGAGATTTGCAGGTAACTAAAAGATACCCGCAAATTTGCTAATTCTTTGCCGGTGACTTTGAAGAAATGTTTCCCCTCTACGAAGCGATCAGCATTACGCGAATAGTTCATTTTGATATTGGTGACATCAGTGCCATATCCCGCAGCCATTTGCTCGGTGGTTACTATGCGTAGCCCACGATACTCAATAACTTTCAGGTCTTTGGCTTCAACAGCCACCAGCTCAGTTTTCTTAGCCATTGTTCGCCTCACTTGTGCCGCAGATAATTTGATAACCAGCCATCTCTGCCAGTTCTATAAAACTTGGTAACGTGAGTACCATCTCTCCATCGCGCAATAATCGCTCACTGATGATTTTTCCGTTCTCCAACGTGAGGAGAATCCGGGCTTTATAGTTGCTAGCTATTTCTGCTGTGCCATTCATTGCCGCTCTCCTCAGTGCATTTCTATAGCTGGTGGAATTTCACCGCTGATTAAAAATTTCGAGCCGGAAATAAGAACCTCATCAATGAAATCAATCATCCATGTAGATCCTTCCTGCTCACGCTTCTGTCGATCGTCTAGATAAAACTGCATGACAGATATGTAGCGATCGGCTGAACCCCTTTCTAAAATTACGGACTCTATCTGGCATTGCAGGAGCACTTCGATCACACGCTTGTCTATTTGCATAATGACGTTGCCGTGAACAAAGATGTGCCCGCCATTGGCTGCCAGACCAAAACGCTTCTCGCACTCGATTAAATAGGTGAGCGCCTCAACAGAACGTGCCTGTGAGCAGAAGAACTCCGCATATTCGAGCATTTCATCGCGTGATAACTCTGCTCCTGAATTCAAGCGATTAATATCAAGAAGCCACTCAGGAACATGAGTGCCACTGCTCTTCATATATTCAACCATTTGCTTTAGTGACATCTTATTTTTCACAATGATTATTCCTTATTAAATAAGCCGCGTTCGTTGGCTAATTCAGCAATATTCTTGACGAGGTTATTCATGAACTCATGGCCTTCATCATTCAGTTTGTCATTACCTTTTTTCAAAAGTGACTTATAGCTTTCTAAAATCATTGGTTCGGCTACGGAACGTTTATTGACATCTAACGCGGGAAGTTCGAAGAATATTTCCAGCCCTTTGTTTAAAGTTGATTCTGATAGTTCAACCGTGCGCATAGAGCCATCCTCTAGAGTGACAATAGTGCAATGGCTATTTGTTTTTCTCAGCATTGCATTAAGCTTGGCATCAATGAGGTATTTTCTATATTGAGCAATCTTTTGTTGAAAGTTCATATATGTCTCATTATGAAATTTAGGTACAACTAGCCCCAGCCATTAGGCTGTGATTTTGATTGATGAATTAGGTTTATTTATTTTTTCTGTAAGCTTTTACTATCTTCATGCTCAATAGCAACATCTACCCCGTCTAAAAGAGTTATTATTGAAGATATTAAATTTGCCTCATATTTATCTCTTGAATTTTCCAGCCAGATACTTAGTACCGACTGAGCCTGTTGAACTCGGCATCCAGCATCAGTTAAGCATATGGTCATTGGTTGCCGTCCTTTGTAGCCATAGCCTCGATTAGATATGCGGTTACATCACCAGTTAAACGGCGAAGTAATGTAGCCATCGCTGTAATTTCCGAATCAACTAATTGGTTTGGGTAGACCTCCATCATGCTGCAAATAATCTCTGCTTGATGGGCGCGCAATGCGACTTCTTCTAGAGTGATTTCATTTGCCATTATTCGCTTCCTTAACGCCAGCTAAATATGATGCGGTTTGTGATATTTTATTTGTAGCAATGGCTAGTTCAGTGAGGTCTGAAATAACACATGAAAGCTTATTTAATTGATCTTTGTTAATATTCTCGTCTTCAGTCATCGAGAAAATACTAAGGCTAATGTGGTTAATTGCATCAAGGATTGAAACTGTTTTAGTATCGCAGTCATCTGCAATATAGCCATAGTTAATGCTTGAACAGTCACTGTCATAGCGAAAATCAGGAATATCTACTAACTGATAAAACTTTTGGGTCGTCATCTCATGGGCTCCATTGTTTGCCGATGAGGTAATACTACAAACTGTACATTGCCGTGTCTATACATTATGTACATTAATTTTATATTTATGTACAAAGTGTATGATAATTAAGGTTAAATATATTCATGATGTGTTAGTTATTTTCTGATAAAAAAAAGATCGCAATAAATGCGATCTTTTAAATGGAGGGGTATTACGGCTTGTTTTTAGAAGGTATCTTCAGGCCATTGGGCTTTGATTACCTTTCCGATAATGCGGCAGTTAGTTCCACATTCTAGGCTTTGATAGCGAGGGTTAGGATTAAGCGGCTCAAGCCAAGGTTTGCCATCCTCAACCACAAATCTTTTAAATGTCACAGCCGTGTCATTATCAATTCCAGCAACGCAGTAATCGCCCGAAAAAACGTCCTCAGCGGGATCGACAAGGATAAGCATACCCTCTGGGAAACTAGGGCGGCTACCTGTTGGCGCAGTCATAGAGTGACCCTCAACAACTAGCCAGAAAGCCATGTCGCTGGCCTTTTTGGTAGTACCAATCCAGTCTTTAGCATCTTGCTCTGTGTAACAACCAACAGCGCTAAATGAGCCAGCCTGAACGCTAGTGAATAGAGGGTATTCATACTGTTGTTTTATAGGGCGAAGGGTTAAATCCTCAGCGACGGTGAACGTACCATCAGGGTTAAGGGCTGCTCCGTTTATGCCCAATATTTGGAAGATTGCACCCACTTCTGTAAGGGAAGGTGAACGCCTGCCATTAAGCCAATGCCCCATAGCTCCTTGAGAAACGCCCATTTTTTCAGCGAGTTCAGCTTGGGTCATTCCAAGTGCGTTCAATCTGGTTTTCGCCAGTTCGTTCCAGTTCATTTTCATGGTTCAAATAATACACTTTGTGTAGTTTTCATCAATACCCAATATGTACATTTTGTTTGATTGTGTGAGCTACATAATGTACATTCAAAGTCATCCATGAGGAGAGCACCATGAATAATCTTAAAACTTTAAGAAAGTCACTAGGGATGACTCAAAAGTCCTTAGCGAAAGAAATTGGGCAAACCATTAGTTCTATTGGTCACTATGAATCCGGTAGGCGGCGGCCAGATATTAATACCTGCCATCAGTTGGCTGCAGCGCTTGGGAGAAACGGAGACAAGGTGGCGATCGAAGATATTTTTCCTGATCCAGATACCGATAGCAATGCAGCTTAATCATAGCAAATCTTTGATGCCTGAACTATTCAGCGAAGCAGACAGAGACTGGATACAGGGACAACTACAGCGGCTAAGGCCGTCAGTCAGACCCAAAATAGCACTTAAGTACGCAGAAGTTTATGAGGAGGCATTTGAAAGCGAGGAAGTGACATACCGGCAAGAAAACAAGGCGAGGCGAGAGGCTAATACACGACTCAGATTGTTTGTAAACCGGTATGCAGCAGCAAGCGAGGGGATCACATCACGTCCACCGCAAGCGGCTAAGCAGTAGGCCCACTTAGAGAGATTGACCTTCCAGACATTTAGCCGTCTAGATGTTTTGGGGAAGAGGGGAAAACTTTCTAGGGGGGTAAGGGGGGTGACCTTTGAAAGGGGTGTTAGGGAAGGCTTAGCCAGAGAGGGAGATCTCCTTACTAACATAAGATCACTGTAGGGGTTATCCCTTAAAAATCCGGCAAGTCAGAGGTCGTACCAGATGTGTAAAACAATTCAAGGCTTGGTCTCTGGCATAGCCATTTTCAACAGAAGAGGTAAGTACCCAATGATTATTGGTGAGATTGAGAAAGCCTCGGAAGAGTGCAAGAAACTGGAGCGGGTTACTTTGGCGAGTGTTCGCGCTCCAGCTCTTGCGGAGGTAAAACATGCTTAACATCACTGCTAACTTAGCGCAGCAGCGTGCGCTGGATATGTTACGACGTGACTGGAAGCAGTACAACTCGTTCATGGTGTACAGCCCTACAGGGAGCGGTAAAACTGGCTTGAGTGCGTTTATCACTGACGGGTTCGTGTCACGCGGTATGCGCGTTCTGATGACCTGCCCCTATACCGTACTGGTTACCCAGACAGCAAAGCGTTTTATTCAATATGGCCTGCCAGAGGATGAGATCAGCTATGTATGGCGCGATCACCCAAATTATGACCCTGAGCGCAAGATCCAGATTGCTTCCGCTGACACGCTAATCCGTCGTGATTTTCCAGAAAACATTGATCTGCTCATTGTTGATGAGGCCCATCTTCGCCGCAAAAAGATGCTTGAGGTTATCAAGTATTTGACGGCTGAAACCCATGTCAAAGTTATCGGCTTGTCTGGTACTCCCTTTGCGCCATTCCTTGGTAAGTATTACCAGCGGCTCATCAAGCCAACCACGATTAAAGAGCTGATGGATACGGGCGTGTTGTGTGGCTACGAGTTTTTTGCGCCAACAAAGCCTGATTTATCAGGTGTAAAGGTTACTCGCTCAGATGAGTTCGGTAGCGACTACAAAGAGGATGAGGTTGCAGAGATTATGTGTGGCGCAGATCTGGTGGGCGATATTGTCAGCAATTGGCTTTCGCATGGCGAAGATCGCCCGACAGTTGCGTTTTGCGTCAATGTTAACCATGCCAACTATGTCACCCTCCAGTTCAACAAGGCGGGGGTAAATGCTGAGGTGATGACAGCCCAAACCCCACATGACGAACGCCAGATGATGATCCACCGATTCGAGCAGGGAGCGACAAAAATCATTGTTAGCGTTGGCACCTTGATTGCGGGGTTCGACAGTGATGTTCGTTGCATCATTTACGCCCGCCCGACGAAATCCGAGATTCGCTGGTTACAAATTATTGGCCGTGGGCTACGAACTGCCAAGGGCAAGGATAAGTGCTTGGTGTTCGATCACTCGGGTTCTGTCCATCGGCTAGGTTATCCCGACAGCATTGAGTACGACACACTTCCTTCTAAAAGTGATGGGATGAAAACAGTCGTATCGGAACGAGAAAACGAGAAGCGCGAGAAATTACCCAAAGAGTGTTCTCAGTGCCATTACATGAAGCCAGCCGGTGTTTACCAGTGCCCTAAATGCGGACATAAGCCGCTTGCAGGTGAGGATGTTGATACGGATGCGAGCCGTGGCCTCAAGCAAATCAGCGGGAAAAAGAAGGCTGTGACTAAGCAGGAGAAGCAAAGCTGGTGGTCGCAAATCAAGTTTTATCAGCGTCAACGCGCTGCACAAGGCAAGCCAGTATCTGACGGCTGGTGTGCTCATACCTTCAAGGACAAGTTCGGAACATGGCCCAACGGCTTACAAGATTACCCAATGGAAATTACCCCAGAGGTCAACAATTACATTAAGTGGAAGCAAATCGCCTTCGCTAAAGGCCGCGAAAAATCCAAAAGTACAGAGCCACGTCAGCCAGCGCTAAGCGGGATTGAGCAAGCGGCAAATCATCTCAGTCAAGTTCGTGCGTCTTTGGCTGCACGTAAGGTAGTAGCGCAATGAAAACAGCTGATGCGGTAATCGGGCGCTGGTCAGAGGTGTTTGAGTTCTATGGTTTGCCTCCGGTAACCGGTAAACGTCACTTCAAAGGGAAATGCCCAGCTTGTCAGTCGAAAGGCAGTTTCCGTTGTGACGATAAAGATGGGCGCGGTACATGGGTGTGTAAATGCGGCGCGGGTGATGGATGGAAGCTGCTTGCCATTACTCAGGGTAAGGATTTCAAAACACTTGCTGCTGAGGTCGATACGATTATTGGGCGGGAGTATCAGCCCAATTCCGAATCCCAACCTGTAGAAAGTAGCAAGAAGAAACAGCGTGAGGCGGTTTCTAAAAAATATGCAGGGCTGGTGGAGCTAAGAGGTACGAGCGGCGAAACGTATCTACGTAATCGCGGGATCAATACTCTTCCTTCAGATGCTATCCGTTTTTGCCTCGAGCAGCCATTTAACGGGCGGCACTACCAAAGCTTATTTTCGCTGGCAACGGATGACAAAGGGGCGCTCTGTTATTTGCATCGAACCTTGTTGGATGGCGATAAAAAGGCAAATTTGGGTGAGAGTGCCAAACGCATGCTATCGCTACAAGAGGATAGCTATTTGGAGCACGCCAGTTCAGTGGCAATCCGCATGTTTCCACCTGCATCGACGTTGGGTATTGCTGAGGGGATAGAGACTGCGCTGTCGTGCCGACAAATCTACGGCTGCAATGTGTGGGCAGTACTGAATACGTCACTCATGAAGCGATTCAGAGCGCCTATGGGCGTTAAACATCTCATTATTTTTGCTGACACAGATTTAAATGGGGCAGGTCACGCCGCCGCCTTTGAGTGTGGGCACCGCAATATTTTATCCAACAACGATGTTGAGAAGGTCAGTATCCGCTGGCCGGAATCGGGTGACTTCAACGATATGCTCATCAATGGTGCACAAGTTTTCGAATGGCCGCTGGGGAGGGCTGCATAATGTCTCATAAAGGTAATCCAGTACATCAAGACCTATTCACAATTCCAGAGCCAACTTACAGCACCGAGGTTGCGGTAACAAAGCCATTGCCACCGCAACGGGTTATTACCGGCCATAAGCAGACGGATGCTTATTTATGGGTGCTGGAGGTTATCAGGCTCAACGAGCCCGCGCACTTGCAGGCAGCAGAAGACGCTCTGCAAAAACTGAAAATCACACCTAAGCAAGCGCAGGAACGCTATAGCAACTACTTGTTGAAGTCTGGTGCAGCTCCGTTCCAGATAGCGTTTAGCACTATGTCGATGGATAACCCTGCAGGCTATATAAGCGCGGCGAAACAGGCTATTGCAGAGGCTGCTAAGGTACGTGCTGTATTTGGCAGTTATGAGGCTGCCTTGGTCAATACCCCAGCGGAAGAGCTGATGTTGTCCGGTGAGCTAGCGGAGGTGTACTCATCCTGCTGGGGCTGGACGGATGAAGAAATCGCAGATAATTGCGTTGAGGGGGAGCGTTGCTACGAAATTGATGGGCAGCGAAAAGCGGCTTCAAAGGGTTTTGTTGCTCAATTACCCGATCCAGCCACGCTTTCAGATGTTGTCCGTGAGTTTCAATATTGGGATTGGCTCTATCAGTTGCGTAACCGTGCTGAAAAAGAGTTGGGCTATGAATATGCCGATGGTGGCCGTAGCCATATTCATGATCGTGAGCAATATCTCGAAACTCTGCTCGCAGTCATTAGGCCAGTTAGCCGTGAAGAAGCCGTAGAGGTGTGCAAGTGGGTATTTGAGAAAGAGCCTTTAATGGATCTTGGAAAGACAACGGAAAACATCATTCTGAATTTAGTGGGGGAGTGTGCTGATGCGTGATATTCAGATGGTCATGGAACGTTGGGGCGCGTGGGCAGCCAATAACAAAGAAGACGTTTGCTGGAACTCGATAGCTGCTGGATTCTCAGGCTTGATCCCCTCAAAAGTAAAATCACGCCCTCAGTGCTGCGATGATGATGCAATGGTGATTGTGGGTTGTATGTCAACATTGAACAAAAAGAACCCTGACGCTCATGATTTGCTGGTGGACTATTACTTATTCGGCAAAACGTTCATGGCGCTAGCCAAACAAAATCATTGCTCCGATACCCATATAGGTAAACAGTTACAGAAAGCAGAGGGGATCGTTGAAGGTTTGTTGATGGCGCTAGATGTTCGCCTAGAAATGGATAGGCTAGTACGAAAAGAGTCGATAGCAAGAAAAGTAGCATAATAGCTTTACGATCGTAAAAACGCTGATATTCTGATAAGAGTGGTTAGTTCGTCACCTAGCTTACATAATCAAGAAGCCCGCCTAGTGCGGGTTTTTGCGTTTCTGGAGGATGATAATGCAAGAGGCAAAACAACAACCGTATTTTTATAATCCGGGGATGTCCGCTGAACAACTTGAAGATTGGCTCAATCAGCAGCACTTGCACGTTGTATGTTTCAACCGATTAGTGAAAGAAAAAGCCACCCTTGAAGGGCAGCTTGAGGAAATTAATAAGTCTATTGAAGCGCTTTCAACATCAGGCTTTGAAGGTAAACAGCGTTTTTCTTGGGATCCCAGTCCTCTTCCATCGCATCTTCAAACAGAAAAGCAACCGAAGGAAGCTTAAGCGTGGATAATACATCCTGAGCCTCTGCGTTTATTTTCTCAGGCTTTAGTTCGTCCTGAATAACCAGAAGGGCGTCGTCCAGTGTTAGCTTTCTAATGTCTGATAGTAGCCATTTCGTTTTCATGAATATTAGATGGTGTAGTGCGACCTTACCTTCCATAGGGTTGAAAATTGTGGCGTATTTCACTCTGTGCTCATGAAGAACTACTTCCAAAATAAATATTAACGCCGTTCTATTCTTTATCTGTTCGTCCTGCTGACTGCCAACGTAGTAAGCAGAGTGTGAGATTTTCCGGTTTTCACACACTCGCGCTTTGATGACGTGTAGCAGGTTGTGGTATTCAGACACTATAGTCTCCTTGTCTGTATGGTTATTGGCAAATTAACGATAACAGACGCCATGGTTTGCTTCTAGAATTACAAATCCTCTCAAGGCTGCGCATATGCGTGGCCTTTTTCGTATTTAGCACACAGCAAAAAAATGGAGTAACCCAAATGTTAGAGCCGACTACTAGCACGGGCGCGGCTACAGCTGCTGTTACTGGTGTAACGCTAGTTGGTCTGCTTTCTGGGCTTGATGCTGGTGTTGTCATCGGTGCATTTGCCGGCGCCGTTGTTTTTGTTTTATCTGCTACTGAGTTTCCTATCTGGAAGCGCTTGGCATTTTTCATTGTGGCGTTTGTGCTTGGTGTACTGACCGCGAATTTCTCCACCTCAATACTCAGCACGGTAGCGCCTGAATCAGTAACGGTAGAAAAGCCCATTGGGGCCTTAGTTTCATCGGCAACCATCGTGTGGATCTTAATCGCGGTAATTTCCCGTGCCAAAAACCCAACGTTTAATTTCAGAGGGGGTGGTAAGTGACACTCAATATCCTGTTATTGAATATCAACGCTATCACCTGTTTTTTGATTGCAGCGCGCCTTCTAACATTTAAGCGGGGCGCAAGCCGTCATAATCTGATTGGTTCGGCGTTTGCCTACTTACTCATTGTGGCCTGTTCTGCTGTCACGATACGCATAATCTCTGGCGCTTACGTTCAGGCTGATTTTGCAGAAACCATCATCAATATCACGTTATGCGTA